CGTCGCCCAGTACAACATACTTATTAAAAGGCAACACGCCGTCCCTGAAAAGACGGGTGGTAAGCCGTGCGATAAACCCAGGATAGAAGTTATCCTCGATAACATCCAATGTAAAACGTACAGGACCAAAGATAACCTCCCTTAAAGATAAGGGAAGGTCCTTAATCAAGTAGAAATACGGTGAATTTTCTTGGTTCACCTGGATGTCAACTAAGACACTTTCCACATGGGCATATTGATTTATCAAATGGTGAGCCAGATTCATGAGTCCCCAAGACGACAGTGCCCCCATCGGCTGCCCACGTCTATAACGTGTGCGACCGGAGGGAAGCGTGTCGGTTGGGTCCCGTGACATCTGACTTTCAGAGTAATGGAATTCTTTATCGACTAAGAGGTTGATCCATGTCCTAGCAATAGGACCCCCTACAAGGGGAGTCAGCAATGACTCATAGATCTGAGTCGGAATTAAATCTGTGGCAGAAGAAAGGTCATACGAATGGTATTCGGTCATATCCTGCCTCTGAACGAAAGCGTTCAGAGACCCCTCTTGATCAAATGTTGAATCTTGAGGGAAATATCGACATATGTCAAATAACCATAAATGAAGAGGTTTAAGTGCTTGTTGGGTAAAGAAATCATTGATAGCAATAATCCTTACTTTGCCCGCGGCTTCCTTAATTGTGGAAAGTTTTCCCAATTTTGGACTCGAGTACGGCAATAAAGCCAACTTGAGGCAGTCCTGAACGGACTGCTCCACCGTTAAAGCAAAAGATTTTGTATTTTTCAATAGTTTACACTGATCCGCAAGTGGTAATTTACGATAAGGAGAGTGTTCAGGAGGGAAATAGTTATATTTCCTTTTTGAATGCGATCCATCGTACTTACGATAAGGTCGAGAGACTTTATTAAGCTTAGCCTCTGGATCACTATAAACGTGATCTAAATATGGAATAAACATATCTAAGTGAACTGGGAGTGTGTTGCGACAGTACCGAAGGATTGAACCGATATCTCGCGAGAGATAGAAGTATCCCAGGTCTTGGCATAGAGTTAAAATATAGGAGAACCCTTTCGGATGCATCAACCACGCCACCGCGTCATATAAGATATGAGTGGGAAGCATGGAAGGTGTACCGTTAGGGCCTGCTCGGGAGGATATGTGATATTTTTCACTATCATCCAACTCTTCAACATACGACCTCACATTATATGTAAGGGCTTTTGGAACAAGCCGTTGACATGCCCAAAAACTGTATGCAAAAGCAGTGAGATGCTTATATGACGATGTTGAACGGGGGGTCGCAATGGTACCCGTTGTAGGTTTAGACCAAGAACCCTTTATTCCTTTAAAGGTGTTCAAGATCGAGGCCCACATACGGATAGCATTACGATCCCTCTGCTTAATTTGGTCTCTGACCATCTTAGGTAACCATCGAGGTATACCATCTCGGGTCAGTGATATGGCAGGGCCAAGTGACCGGGTATTACGTAGAGGGCAACCTCCTACGTAAGCATTTAGCGCAATAAGGGAAACCTTAAGGCGCAATATGAGTCCCATCGAACCCTGGTGC